TCAAGGCTTGGCGGCCACCGCCACGTAGCCTTTGACCGAAGCCGGTGCCTGGGGCTTGGCCTTGTGCGCCAGCAGGTACTGATAGCGCCGCCATTCCTTGTCGATTTCGCTGAACGACATGAACACGCTGATCCGGTCCTTGCCGGCCAGGTCGGGACGCTTGCCGGCGTCAATCTCGCTGGTGGGAATGATGGCGACGTTGATGCCCACCACCGTGCCGTCATCGGCAAACACGGGTCCGCCCGACATGCCCTTGGTGATCGGGCCGTCATGCACCGAGTAGAAGACACTGCCAGGGGTGCCTTCCAGGCGTACCAATGACGGCAGGGCATGGCCCTTGCCCTGCATCGGCATCATGAAACTGTTGAAACCTACCGCCGTCACCGCTTCCCCAGGCACGTACTGGCGCCAGCGCGGCACGCTGCTGGCCTTGTGCTTGAAGAACACCACATCGCCGAGGCCCTCGTGGACCACGTTGCGCAGGAAGGGGGTGTGTTTGGCGGTTACTGCGTAATCCTCGTTCCACTGGATGGCACTGGCCATCAGCAACATCGGCAGCGGCGCACCCGAGGTGACCACGAAAGCCTGGCTGTAAACGGGATCTGAAACGTACGACGTTGGCACTCCATTGCACCCACTGAGCAGCATCATTGCCGCCATACAGGGCGCGATTGTTTTCATGGGTCACACAGGGCGTGGAGAAATGGGAGCGCAACTATGGCCAAGTGCTATTACGCTAACAATACTTTCGGCTTATATCCGACGAATGACAGCTTAAGTGTTAATCCTGACTGCGGCCAATAGAATGCAGATATGGCTGCAGGACGCGAAGTCATTGGGGTGCCGTCAACTATTCCGTGCTGCTCCTGCCGTGACTTTCCACGCTGCAATCTCTACGTGAGACCAAAATTCAGGCATAAAAAAACCGACCATAAGGTCGGTTTTTTCCGGATCTTGGTGCCCCGAGGGGGCAACTTAGGGATGCTGGCAGAAAGGTGCCATAGCTGGCGTACTGCTTCAACCTACTGATTACGCTGGTTTTTCGCTGATCCGCTGAGTGCAGTTCACGGCGATTGGCTGCGTTGGCGTGATAGCCTTTACGCCACTTTTACGCCAGCAAGGACAGAGGTAGGGAATGGCATCATTTCGGAAGCGTAGCGGTGGCTGGCGAGCTGAGGTGGCTAGGTTGGGGGTCCGGGACACCAAGACCTTCGCAACGAAGGCCGCAGCAGTTGCATGGGCCACCACCCGTGAGGCCGAGATCCTGGCCTCTGCCGGCGGGCCTAAGTGCTCTGTGGAAATGACCGTGTCTGAAGCGTTGCGCCGCTACAAGCGTGACGTTACCCCCACCAAGGCTGGGAAGAAATGGGAAGAGCTCCGGCTGGACAAGTTTGACGCCGAACTTGAATGGGTAGGGGAGTTTATGTCGGACGTCACCACTGACCAGGTAGCCAAGTGGCGTGACGCCAGGCTTCGAGTAGTTGCCAGTCCCACCGTTCGCCGTGAGATGACTTTGCTGTCGTCCGTATTCGAGATTGCGCGTCGAGAATGGCGCACATGCATCGTCAACCCTGTGCGCGATGTTAAGCGTCCGCTCAACAATCCGCCCAGGGACCGCCGCATCGAGCCGGCGGAAGAAACTGCATTGCTCAACCGGCTTGGCTACGTCGAAGCCGAAGTGCCTGTGACGCTTCACCAGGAGCTGGCCATGGCATTTCTGATCGCCTTGGAAACCGCTATGCGGCAAGGCGAAATTCTTGGGATCACCGCGAAGGCTGTGAACCTGAAACAGCGCTTCGTGCACCTGCCATTGACCAAGAACGGATCTAGCCGAAATGTGCCCCTCAGCAAGCGGGCCGTGGGATTGATAGGGATACTTTTGGGAGAGAAGAAAGGTGCTGAAAAACTGTTCAGGCTAACGTCCGCTTCGGCCGATGCGATGTTTAGGAAGGTGCGAGACGATGTGGCGATTGTGGGCCTTACGTTCCATGACACCCGTCATGAGGCCATTACACGACTGGCCAGGAAAGTTGATGTGCTCGACCTTGCCCGCATCACCGGTCACAAAGACCCTCGTTCATTGATGGTCTACTACAACGCCACTGCTTCAGAAATGGCATTACGGCTCGATTAAAAAAGCCTGCGCGAGGCAGGCTTTAATTTTATGCACGCTTCCTGGGGCGAGGTTCTGGCAGCCTTGCTCTGTTCTGCCTGCTCCAGGAGATCACTTCCCCAGCAAACCACCGTTTGGATGCGCGCTCTCCGGTAGCGCACGGCTGCATGCTCTCTGGAAAGGTTTCTTGCACAACGACACGGCGTTCAACTGTGTACTGGGCCAACTTCAGATAGTCGGCAATGTCCTGCGTTGTCCACAGCTGGTCTTGAATGGCCACCTGAGGTCGCTTCAGCTGACTGATCAGTTCGTTTAACGAACTGATGAGAGCAGCGTTATCAAGCATCAGCGCTTGGTTCAAGGGGGAGTGCACGTTACTCATTTCGGTTTTTCTCTCAGCTGCTGCGCTGGGCGGTGAATTGAACGTGTGGGTCGGTGCTGCAGCGGTTGGCTGCGAACAGATCAGGCTGTGCCATCACGGCACCCAACTTGTTCGCCAAGGCACGTGCGGCTGCATCGGCGCTTATGGTGCTGCTGGCGGTGGTCTTCTCGCCCCGCGCCCGGGCGATGTAGGTGCCGGCGCTGAGGCGCACGCTGATAACGAGATCAGTCATATCCCTGCTCCCGCTGCCGGTTACCCTGCTCCCAAGCCTCCTGGGCGGCCTCCAGAGCTTCCTCCAGATCGAGGAATGCACCGTCGATCAAGTCGGCGACAAAGGTTTCATATGCGCTGCATTCAGCGATCGCATGGCCAGACGCCCAAGACACCACGCGCCCACCTGCTGCTGTCCGGGGCACCGTTGCGCTGGTGGAGTTCTCAACCACTAGCGTTTCGTAACGCTTAGCTTGCGCACTCACGATAGGACCTCCGACAAGTCCACTTCCTCGAATGTTGGCATCTGGACGTCAGCCGCAACTACCCTGATTCCGCACCAGCCAAAGTTGTCCCAAGGCACCTCTCCGCCCCAGCCTTCGCTGTTGTGAAGCTCTTTACTCACACTGTTGCTCAGCCATTCATTACCCGGGCTGAAGTCGGCACCGCCGTCGTTGAGCAGTTGGCAGATCATTTCCTGGCCGGCCAGTCGGATGACGGTGCGGACAACGTCTTCGCTTTCCTCATCCAGTCGATCTTCGTGTCCGGTCCAGAAACGATTGATCTGTTGGGCTTTTTCAGCGGTCAACCGGTTGAGGTCGACATCGAGTGTCACTTCGTATTCCTTCCAGGTGTCCCTGACGACGAAGCGCTTGATGTTGAGAGAGAGAGTCATGCTTGAGCTCCTGGAGTGAACGGGGGGTTTGGTTGGCCCGCGTCGTAGCGAGCAAGTAGGGTGGCGACGAGTTGGGCTTCTGCGCCATCGAGCATGCCCAGGCGTTGGGCCATGTCGGCAGCGCCCTCGAGGCGTGCACGGGTGCTGGCAGTGCGGTGTACCTGGTGATCAACCATGGCGGCGCCGATGACGCCGATGGCCAACAGGCGCGGGCTGTGCCCGGGCGCGGTTGTGGTAGGCTTCGCGGTACCGCTGCTTTGGGGCTGATTCATCGATCTTTCCTCTGTGGTGGTTGGCGTCGTGGAGCTGCAACTCCTCGGCGCCTTTCTTTTGCCGGCCATCGCCGGCGCTTTCTCCGGTCAGCCGCTAATCACGACGTACCAGGAAAATCTCGAGGTCCTGCAGCTGGCCGTCGTCGTCGCAGCTGCTCCATTCCAGTACCGCCTGCACTTGAGCCCTGGTGCAGTCCATGACCAGGATCCCGCGCTCACCGCGTGCCACGCGCACTTCCAGGATCTCCAGCAGGCCATCGGCGGCATATGCGTCGGCGTAGATGTGAGGCACGGCGCCGGTAGAGGCCGGCAGCCGGGCGGTGACGAACCCCATCAGGTCTGGCGCTTCTACTTTCCAGTCGCTGTTGATTACGTGAATGTCCATGGCAGTTACTCCCGAAAGACAAAGCAGCGAACGGACTGGGGAATGTTTTGGGTTGGCAGTGCTGCTTGCATGCGAGCCCGGATGAAGCTCTCGGTCCGCTTCTGCTCCGACAGGCACTGGCGGGCCCGGCAGTCCTTGAGCAGGCGCCGCAGGACAGTCAGCTCCGGGATCCGCTGCCGGTGCTCCACGGCTACCTCGGCGAACTGGTTGAGGTTGATGGCGATCTGGCCAGGGGTCTTGCTGTGGTTCACCAGAGGGGCGCCCGGCAGCGACTCGAGGTAGTCGTAGACCTGCCAGAACTCGTTCACCTCTTTCGGGTCGGTGGTGATGGCTGCCTGGCGCTCGCTGGCGGCCTTTTCGACGTACTTGCGGCACGCCTTGACCATGTGGTCCGGGATCTCGATCACCAGCTGCAGGCAGTCCACCAGGGCCAGCATCATGGCGTGGTTCTTGATCACACGATCCGAGGTCAGCTTGCGGTTGGCCCACAGCTCGGCGCGGTACTTCGGATACAGCTCGGCGAAGCGCTTGAGGATCTTCGGCTCGGCGCGCATGGCCTTGATCATGAAGTGGCTAACGTCCTCGAGCTCGGTTTGCACGATCGCGTCAGCGGACCGGCGACTGGCCTCGGTGATCGTTGGCTTGAGGAAGGGCAGGCGGAAGATCCGGCTGATGATCGCTTCGTGGCCGACGACGATGGCGTTCTGCGCGATCACGATCGAGGCGCGGAACGGCGGCTCGTAGGTGTCGTTGCTGTTCGACTTCACGCCACGGGTCCGCAAGGTGCCGCCGCCATAGAAGTCCTTGAACTGGTCCCACTCGAAGGCCTTGGTGTTGTCTTCGTTGGTGTTCCGGTCGGCCTCGAGCAACACCAGGGGAAGGTTGGCCACCTGGCCCATGGCCCGGCTCAAGCCAGAGAACGAGCTTTTGGCCGGGTCGAAACCTTCGTACAGACGGCCGAACAGCTTCCACAGAAACTTGATCAGGGTCGTCTTGCCCGAATCGGGCTCACCGGACATTTCCAGGAACGGGAAGCTCTCATGCTCGGCGCGGATCTGCTCGGCGAACAGCGAGCCAAACCAGTAGGTCAGGGCCAGGATCCCGTTCTCGCCGAAGCAGGTCCACAGGTGCTGCAGCCAGTCCTCGCGGTAGCCCTTCGCCTCCAGCTTGTTTTTGATCTTCACCGACTTCATCAGGCACTTGACCCGTTGCTTGCCGAACTCGAAGTAGTCCTCGTCGTTGGCCTTGTAGAGCGAGCCGTTGTGAATGGCGATGTCATTGAAGATGTAGGCCTGGTGGTCGCGGCTATAGCCCAGGAAGTCGATGGTTTCGACGGTCTTGAGGCCTTCGGTCTGCCGCAGGATGATCTGGTCCAGGTGCTTCTGCGTACCCAACCAGGTAGCGCCTGAGTACATCAGACGGGTCTTAAACTCGCTGCTCGAGGAGATCTGCTTGGGCGTAAAGGTGTAGTTGTCGCCGTCGTCGTCCTGCTTACCGGCCACCTGGAAGTAGAACCAGGCCTCGTTGGTGACATCGCTGACCTGTTTGTACAGCGCCTGGAAACGGCAGTTGGCCAGAAGCTTCAGCGAGCAGACTTTCTTGAGCACATCGCGGCGGTCGTCTGCGTCGTCCTGGTCCTGGCTGCTGGCCAGCTCCTTGTTCTCCTCCTCGAGCTTGGAGAGGTCGAACTTGGCCCAGTAGGTCTGGTTGCCGAAGTCGAACGCGAACTCGGTGAAGCCCTCGTCCCACATGTACATCAGCAGGGCCTTCTCCCGGGCGGTCGGGGCCAACAGCAGGTCGCCCTCATGGCATGCAGCATCCAGATCGCGCTTGCGCTTGTGGGAGCGGGCTTGGCCTTCGTCCTCGAACTGCCAGCGCTGGTGCAGGTCGTTCCAGTCGACCTTTTTGTCACGCTGAGGAATGAGCGCGGCCTTGCACTCGAAGCCCATTTCCTTCGCCTGCTTGGCCCAGCGCTGCAGGTAGCCGCGGGCGGTGGGTTCGTTGTCCAGGGCCCAGACCAAGGTGGGGAGGTTGCCTGGGCGCTTCTCGGCCAGTTGCTTCAACGCCTCAACCGGGAAATTCACGCTCGACATGGCCGACACTGCGTCGATGCCGTTCTGCACCAGGGCGATGGCGTCGAAGATGCCCTCAACGATCCACAGCTCCTGGACGGCTTCAAGCTTGAGGCTTGGCGGGCACCACCACTGGCCCTGCGCGCTGTAGCCGAACTTGAAGCGGGCCTTCATCTTGCCGAAGCGGGTAGGACGATCGATCAGTCGCTCCCAGTAACCGCCGTTCGGCAGCGGGAACCGGACCGTGGCACTGGCCTCGCCGCTTTCCTGGTTGACGTAGTTTTCCTGGGTGAACCAGCCGGTCATCTGCCAAGAATCGAGGCCCCGGGAGAACTCGAGGTAGGTGCGGGCGGTCAGGTGGGGGTCGCTTGCCGTGGCCGGTGCACGCTTGCTCCAGTCCTCGAACAGATCCTCATAGATGCCTTTGACATGCTCGATGTGGCCGCAGCGCTCCGGGCGCCCGCAGCGGATCTGCCACGGGTTGTCGTGGCGGGCGTACAGCTCTTTCTTCCCACAGGCCGGGCATACGCCGCCCCGCATGTAATTGGTGCCAGCGCGCAGCTTCAGGCCGAAATCACTTTCCAGCCGTTGCAGCACTTGTGAGCGGATATCTTCATTCATCATGTCAGTTACTTCGCAGTTTTGAGGCTGTAGGTCAGCGCGCCGATCAGCCGGCGTTGCGCGCCCATGACGGGGTTTTTCAGGACGATTGCGGTGTGCCGGTCCTTCTCCGCCACATAGCGGTAGGTGTCCGTCCACCAGTGCTCAGTCAGCGCTTGGCGGTATTCGGACTTGAGCGAAGCCAGCAGGGCCGTGGCCTGCTCGGGGCTCATTTCCGCCTTGATCACCATCTTGTTATCCATCGAAACCTCGACTTCGGACGCAGCTCACCCAAACCCACGGAAAGCGGGGCAGGGCAATGTTTTGGGTTAGGTACGCGCTGCGCGGGGGTGCGAGCGATCAGCTGCGCCCAGGCCAAGGTCGGTCATGGCGAGGTGCACGGCTTTTTCAGCAGTTGGATCTGTAACGTTGTGGTCAGCGACCAGGTGGCAAACAGCACGGGCGAACAAGCGGTCGTCGCCGCTCAGGTGTTCGGCCTGGTGGCGCTGCAGGTAATGCATTGCCGAGGATTTGAGTACGTCCTGGTAGTCCGGGTGCGTGGTGCTCATGCTGCAACCCCCGCACGGGCCCGGTGCAGCGCGATCGCCGACAGGACCTCAGTATGGCGAGCGGACATGTGCGCCTCATGGGCACGGATGATCTCTTCGGCCTCGGCGTTGGAGATCGAGCCGTCGGCCAAGGCCTTGGCGATCTCGAGGTCCACAGCGCCGCGCTTGGCAGAGGTGACCATCGACATGGCGTAGAGCTCTACGTTGTCCAAGGCGTCGACATCGGCGACCTTGACGAAAATGCCGCCGTACAGGGAGGCAATGAACTCCGGCAGGAACGTCGTGTGCGCGGTGGCCTCCAGCTGGCACAGCTGCAGGTCGTTGAGCGGGCGTGCGTTGTTGTTTTCGTAGGCGTGGTTGTCGAACTTCTTGAGCTCGAGGCCGAGGTGGGCAGCAGCTTGGGCCCGACCGCCCGGGTATGCGCGGATGATCGCGCTGACCACATCCTTCCTTGTCTTGAGAACTGAGCGATTCATGTTCTGGTTCATCCCTAGTGGCCAGTTGCCTTACTCTTCGATCACGCCGTCTTTGATACCAAGTAATACCGCTGCACGGTGTGCCTCCCCCCGGCGACCTTTGATACGACCGTTGAGAAGGTCGCTGACCAAATTTTTGTTCAGCCGGTTAATACGGCTGAACTCCGCAATGCTCATTCCACGTCGATCCAACTCCGCTCGTGCCTGTTCAGGCGTTACCAGCGCTGCTGGCTGCTGCGCTTGATCCGGTATTACTAGGACGGGCATAGTGTTCACCTCTGTTGATCTCTGTTCATGTGTGGTGATTCTTGGTCAAATATTTTGCCCCGTCAAGAGGTTGGTGGTCATTTAAATGTTAATTGCGGAAGGGGTGAGCGAGCGGCTCCGGGAAGAGCGTGACCGAAAGGGCCTTACTCAGCTTGAATTTGCGACGCTGGTTGGCGTCAGTCGAGGTACCCAAAAGAACTACGAATTGGGTGCAGCCGTAGGGGCGATGGACCTCAAGTACTTGGCTTCGCTCGAGGCAAATGGCATTGACGCAACCTATGTCTTGACCGGGCAGAGAACGGCTGCAGCTGGCCTTACTCAAGAAGAATTCACCATCCTGGAGCACTATCGAGCCATTGCGGCTGAGGATCAGCGATCGATTCGGCGATTCTTGAGGGCGATGGTTGCTGATGTTGGCCATTGACCTGCGATCCACTCGTCGCCCTTCCGTGTAAAGCGTTCTTGCGCCCCTGTTAACTCCAAATTCACTTTGCATATCAAGGAGTTAGCAAATGTTGAATTTGGCAGTAGCTGAGCAGGATTGCGTTGAACTGGTGGACTTCGAGTGGTCCGGTCTGAGCGAAAACGAACGGCGGTTGATCCGACTGTTTCGCCTGATGCGGGAGCAAGAGCGCCACCAGGTGAGGCGCTTGATTGAGCAGTTGGCCAATGACCCGGACGACACGGAATCCTGAGTCATCCAAACAAAATCGCCGACCAATCGGTCGGCGGTTCTTGTCAGGCTGCGGGCCTGCTCATGTGTTCGAACAATTCCTTTTGCTTATCCGCCGGAAGACTTTTGATGCGGTCCAGTATCAGCGTGTCTAGGTGCTGCGCGGACGGCCTCAAGGTGTGCGAAAACGACAGCTCGGATACCCAAGTATGCCCGCACGTTGCGTCCAGGCATTGGCAGTAGAGCTTCGCATAGGCGCGGGTGACATTGTCCCGCGAACTGATCCGGCCTTTATGGCCACAAGTCGTGCAGTAGACTCGCATGGTGTCCCTCCCCAGGGTTCAATGCGCCATCATTATGCCGCCATTTTTCAGCTATATCACCTATGAAACGTTGCCAGATGTAGCGATTTCGTCGGCGTTTTCTGGGTCTCTCCAGCTAATTCGCCTGTCTTCGCGCAGCGTGTCGTTCACCTGATTGAACATCTGGCAGATGGGCCGGATCTCGTTATTGGTGTAGACCCGATCGATCTTCTCGATGTCGCCAAACCCGGCGCTGTTCTCGGGAATGATGCCGGCCAGGGCCGGATTCATGCGCCAAGCCGCGATGATGTCGTTGCGGGTTATGTTCTTGACCTTTTCGAGGTCGTCCTTCGACTGGAAGTCGCCGACCGGGATGATTTGAATGGCCTTCTCGGCGCCGCCCGGGATGTTCACGAACATGCTGCGGAAGTTACCCACACCCTTGCTGCCGGAGATCTGCGCCTGCAGCTCTTTCTCGTCGTCCTCGCTCATGTTCGGGTCGTTGGAGTAGAAGATGTAACCAACGTGCGCGCCGTTGTTGTAGTAGCGCCGGCGGAACAGGGTGGCGGACTCGTTCAGCAGCAGCGCCTGCAGGCCGCCCAGGTAATCGGGGATCCCGTAAATGTTCTGCTGAACGTCGTAGTTGAGGATGTGTTCGACCTCCTCCTGGTCGAACTCAACGCGACTGCCATCCGGCATCAGCATCACGAACCCACCGTCGACCTTCACCCGCATATTGATCGCCGGCAGGTGTTCCATCTCGATCACTTGGCCAAAGGCGTTCCGCTTGCGCAGCAGGTAGGCCTCGCCGAAAACCACGAAATCCAGACCGGACCGGTTCATCGCTTGCAGGCTGAAACCACGCGATGGGATGAATTCACGCAGCAGCAAGTTGCGCTTGAACGGCGGAATGGCGCCGTGGTGCGCGTTGGCCCGCAACAGCTTGGCCAGGCCCATGCGAGAGGCAGGCGGCGTGTACAGCGTGCCGTCGTTGCTGGGGAACACGCCCAGGTAATTGCCCATGTTTTCGGTCAGTACGGCCTCGGGAGCGCCGAACGTGAAGGCTCGCACGGGTTGTCTGGCTGGTTGCTGAGTCAGTTGATCTGGAGGCATGGGTACCTTGTCCGCTGGTGACGTAGCGGCTGCGCCGCTGCCGATTGTTGTTGAGGGGTTCGTTGTAGAGGGCGTGCATGATGGCCCACGCTATATCGGCGTGGCCGGTGGCTTCTGTACGCGAAGCGCTGTAAGTGACCTGGCCGCTGGCGGTGGTACCGCGCTTGATCGTCAGGAAGGCCTGCGCGATGTCGCTCCAGCCGGCATCCCACTCGATGCGGGAGTGCTGGATGGTGTCCTGAGCCTTGAGCACCAGGGCGTTCTTCGCCTCGAGGCTGTAATGGATCGACTGGGCCCGCGGGTAGAAGTCGCGGACCATGTCGAAGACGCCATAGCCAATCCCGGTGGTGTCGATGCCGATGTGCTGGACGTTGAACCGTTCGGTGAGCTTCTTGATCTGGCTGGCCTGGTACTTGAACGACTGGCCCCGCCAGCTGTGTTTCTCCAGGATCCGGAACTTGGCACCCTGCTCGAGCGGCGGCGCGATGACCACGCAGGTGGCGTCGTCTCGTGTCCGGCTGGGGTCGTAGCCGATCCAGACCGGGCTGTTGCCGTATGGCCTGGGGTCGTCTGGGTCGAAGTCTGTCCACAGTGACAGGTCGCTGTAGCAGCGCTCCAGGTCGGACAAGTGGAATGCACCTTGCGAGCTGTCGATGAATTTGCACATGAACAACTGCTCAAACGCATCGTCGTCGTACTCCAGCTGCAGCTGCTCGAGGTCGAACAGATCGCAGCCGCTCTTGATCGCGTCCAGGATGGTGATGGTCTTGCGCCACTGACCATCCGGGCACAGCGCGCCGGCGCTGTATTCCGTCGCCGCTGGCCATTCCGCCACAGCCGGCGTGCCGCGCTTCTTCTTGCGGTTGCGGAAGGACTCGCCCGTCCAGAAGGGGTAGGCCTGGTGCGTAACGGCGCTGGGCGTCGAAAAATAGGTTTTGCGCCATTTCTTGTGGGTGGCCATGGCCGACGCCACTTTGTTCAGCTTCTCGAAATCCTTGATCCAGAAGTATTCGTCAACGTAGACGTGCCCGTGGTGGCCCTGGGCTGTGCTGCTGTTGGTACTCAGGAAGCGCAGCTCGGCCCACGGCTTGCCGTCCTTGCTCAGGACAATCGGGTTGCCGGTGAGCTCAAGGCCAAACCATTCCATGGCGAACGAAATGATGTAGCTGCGGAAGATCTCGGACTGGGCCCGGCTGGCCGACAGGAACACCTGGTTGTCACCGGTGAGCACGGCATCCATGAAGGCCTCGCCGGCAAAGTAGTAGGTCAGGCCTACCTGGCGGGATTTCAGGATGTTCCGGATCCGGGCGGTGAGGGGGTTCTGCTTGGCCTCGAACAGCTCTTTTTGGTAGCCGAACATCTTGCTGATGAACTTGTCGAGGAAGTCGACCTCAGTCAGTCCGGTGACATCGTTCTTGGGCGCCTTCGGCTTCTTGCTCTCACCGCGCTCACCTTTCCTGCGTTGACCTCGCTCCCCACGATCACGCCGCGGCTGATCATCGCCCTGGCTTCCAGCAGGTTCGGCTTGTGGTGCAGGTGCGGCCGGTTTAGCGCACTGCTTGGCCAAGCGCTCGCGCTGGGTGATGAGCCGGTCGAGCTCGTTCTGCTCGGCCTCGCTCAATACCCCGGGCTTTTCATACAGCAAGGTAATGCGACGGCTGACGGCGGTCAGCGGCTCCTCGTCGGTGAGCATGTCCTCCCATAAGCCCTGCCGGATCCAGTAGTAAACGATCCGGACATTAGGCAGCCCGAGTTGCGCCTGGATTTCCTTCGCCTTGCAGCGACGCAGGAACAGGCGTTTGGCAGCTTCTTTGACTTCGTTTGAGTAGTACATGCGGCGCAGTCTAAGCGCCGATTGTGCTGCTAACTCCCGGCATATTTCCGTCTTTGTCCTATAACGCGCAAATAGGAGGTGAGCGCAGGTAAACCGTTTGTTGCAGGCGGCTCGACTTCATATGGTGGGGGCCTCAAAGCCACGAACCAGCAGACTCCCCATGCCCCGTTCCCTCGTTTCGTACTGGAAGCGCGTCGCCAAAAGCGGTCCCACTGTGGATGGCCGCGAGATCCTTCCCCAGGAACTGCGCGATATCGCCGAGACGTACAACCCATCGGAATACACCGCTGTGATCTGGTGCGAGCACGAGCGCTGGTATGGCTCGCACGGGACAGTCTTCTCGGTTCGCCTGGTGGAGCAGGCCGAGGATCTGAAAGAAGGGCAAGTCGCCCTGGAAGCGCAGCTCAAGCCCAACGATCGCCTGCTGTGGCTGAACGATCAGGGCGAAAAGCTGTTCTCCAGCATTGAAATCACCCCCAACTTCGCCAACACCGGCAAGGCCTACCTCACCGGCCTGGCTGTCACCGACTCGCCTGCCAGCCTTGGCACGCAAGAGCTGTATTTCTCCAAGCGCACCAGCCGGGCCGCCTACTACAGCGTTCCGTTGGAACTGGGCGCATTCCAGGACGACAAGGGTGGCCAGAGCGAAGAAGGCAAGCTTCTGCGCATGTTCACCAGCCTTTTCAAACGCTTTGCCACCGAAGAACCGGCGGGTGAAGCAGCCGACGACACCCCTACCGAGAGCAAACCCCCAATGGATGAAGCTACCGCCAAGGCCATTCAGGCCCTGATCGAGCAGCAGATGATCGTCACCGCTGGCCTGCAGGCCATCGTCGATGGCTTCGCTGAAGTTGAGCCTGAGCCGGACGAAGAGCCGATCAATGACGTCCAGGACGCCGTTGACGCGATTGTCACTGCCGCCGAGGAAGAGAAGCAGCTGAGCAAGCGCGGCGGCAATAAGTCGCTGCAGGCCAGCTTCGAAAAGCTGCAAAAGCAGTTCAACCAGCTGGCGAACACTGCCCAGACCCGCCAGGTGCCACGCACCACCGGCGGCAACGTTGAAAAGAAGCGAGTGCTCTGACATGTCGAAGAACCTGAGCGCCAATGGCGCCAAGCAGTTCTCAGCGCTTGCTGTAGCGATCGCTGAAACCTATGGCGTCCCGGACGCCGCCAAGATGTTCGCGGTGGAACCCACCATCGCCCAGGAGCTCAACGACAAGATCACCGAGCGTGTGGATTTCCTCCAGCGCATCAACGTGGTCATGGTCACCGAGATCAAAGGCGAAAAAGTGTTCCTTGGCGTCAGCGGCCCGATTACCAGCCGCACCGACACCAAGACTAAGGACCGCGACGCCAAGGACATGTCCGACCTGGACAATGATGGCTATGAGCTGTTCCACACCGAATCCGATGTGGCACTGCCGTTCGCCAAGATCGATGCCTGGGCGAAGTTCCCAGACTTCCAGGAGCGCTACTCGGCAGCAGTGCAGAAGCAGATCGCGCTTGATCGCATCATGATCGGCTGGCACGGGGTTAGCGCTGCAGTCGACACCAACCGCACTACCAATCCTATGCTTCAGGACGTCAACAAGGGCTGGTTGCAGATCGCCCGCGAGAAAGTCCCGCAGCAAGTAATGAAGGAAGGCGTAGTCGGCTCCGGCAAGATCACCATGGGCGAAGGCGGCGACTACGAGAACCTCGATGCCCTGGTTCACGATGTGAAGCAAATGATCGACCCGGTGTTCCGCGATGCCGGTGATCTGGTGGCGATTATCGGTAGCGACCTGCTGGCCGCCGACAAGGCGCGTCTGTATGCCAAGCAGGCCGGTACCCCGACCGAAAAGGAACGCATCGAAGGCGCTCAGGTCATCGCCACCTATGGCGGCCTGCCATCCTTTACCGTGCCGTTCTTCCCTGCGGATGGCGTGGTTGTCACCAGCTGGGACAACCTGTCGCTGTACGTGCAAGACACCAGCTGGCGTCGCCACGTTGTCGAGAATCCGAAGCGCTCCCGCGTCGAGGACTACAACGGCCGCAACGAAGGCTACGTGATCGAGCAGCTGGAGAAGTTCGCGGCTGCTGAAAACGTTGAGGTGATCTGATGAGCCTGGCACTGGCGCACAAGCGGCGCATCCTCGCACAAGGCTCAGCAGCTCAGGCCGTCAGTGCCACGCCGACGGCGTATTCCCCGGCAGCGGCTATGAACAGCCCGGCTAACGCGCAGAAGCATTACAAGCTGATGGAAGACGCCTTGCTGGTCGACCTCGAGCGCTTGTCGGGCCTCAACAGCCTCGAGCAGCGTCAGCTCGTCAAACGTGACGAACTGCTGCCCAAGTACCTGGAATACGTCGGTCGCTATCGCGAGTCCGGCCTGAACTTCCCTAACCAGGTACTGATGTACGTCCTGGTCTGGCTGTTCGACACCGTTCAGTTCGAGCAGGCCTTGGAGCTGGCTGATTTCGCCGTGTCCCAAGGGCAGGCTCTGCCGGAACGCTTCAATCGCGACATCCCCACGTTTGTGGCGGACGAGGTGATTGAGTGGGCCGAGGCCGAATACAAAGCCAGTCGAAGCCCTGAGCCTTACGTCAGCAACCTGCTGCCCCGGGTGGATGGTGAGTGGTCCCTGTTCGAGCGGATTCCGGCGCGATACCACAAGCAGCTCGGCATGTTGGCAATGGATCGCAAGGACTGGACCTCCGCCATCGTGCACTTCGAACGAGCCGAGTCTCTGTACGAAAGCATTGGTGTGGGTACGCGCCTGGCGGGTGCCCGCAAGGCATTGGCCAAGGCGACCGCCCAAGGCGTACAGCCGACTGCCCAGCTTGCAACCCGACTCGATGAAGTTCTGCAGGCCGCGGCCGAGCAGGGCCCGGCCGGCGAAAGCACCGACACCGAGTAACCGTCTTCCCCCCCGCAGGGAGTTGCTACGGCAAGGCCGAGTCATTCATGACCCCCGACCTTCCCGCAGCAGCAACCTGCCCTTTTCGAGTGGCCAGCGATGAGCTTTTCAGGCAAGCCAACAACCGTGGTGGACCAGACCATCGAGAACAACGGCTTCTGGCCGGACCTCTCCCTGGGTGAGTACCAGAAGGCTTACCGCCTGCCCGGTGAATACCTGAGCGAAACGCTGACCACTCAACTTGTTGTGGCCATGAGCGAGGTCAATACCGACCTGGCTCGCGTCGAGCGTGCCATTCGGGATGCCGGCGTATCGAACCTGGAAGCTGCGGCTGACCCCATGACCGTACAGGGCTGGGGCTATGCCTCGAAGGTCGCCCTGTACAAGCGCGCCGTGTACTGCCGTGCCAAAGCCACTGCTCTCACCGACTTTGCGACCATCAACCGCCAGGATGCGGCGGAAAACCTTGGGAAGGAAGCGCCCGAACGCACGGAGACCTTTTTGGCCTACAGCCAGCAGGCTATCCGTGCCCTTCAGGGCCGCGGCCGCATCACGACGGTGCTGCTGTGATCAAGCTGCAGGCGCTGACCCGCTACCTGATCGAGCGTCAGCTGGTGCTGCCTGAGCAGCTGGAAAGCTGGGTTGAGCAGATGGGCACCGAACTGATCTGGAAGGAAACCGAGTTGGGACTGCACATGGGCGATATGGCCTATCGGGCAGTCTTCGACCTGGAGCGCTTCACCGGCTCACCGCCCCGCCTGCTTGCCTTGGTGGGCACTTGGCTAGAAGCCCACGACCCCGACCGCGAGGGCCTGCCTGCACCGGAGTTTGTGATTGAGCCGCTGGATCTGGGCAACGATCTGTTCAACGTAGAGCTGATTCTGCAGTTCGTGGAGCCCCAGTACCTCGCAGAGGACGATGACGGTGAGTTCGATGCGTTCGGTAAGACTTGGGCGCTGGTCCCGTATGACCTTTGGGTCGCTGAGGAAGGCGAGGTGACAGCCCGTGGCTAGCCGTCTTTTCGACATCGACGCCCGGGGCGTCCTGGGTGTGCGTGAGCAACTGGCGCTGCTGCAACTGGAGCCCCGTCTGCGCCGGCGTCTGCTCAACAACGTATCGAAGCGCGTGAGGACGATGAGCCGTCAGCGCATCCGCAACCAGCAGAACCTGGACGGTTCGCCCTTTGCCGACCGCAAAAACCCTGAGCCTGGCCAAAAGAAGATGGAGGCCGGCCTGGGCAAGTTGCTGCAGGTCACCAGCCTGACCTCTGACCAGGCTGTTCTGGGCTGGAAAAACAACCTCACCACCTGGGTAGCTGCTCAGCAGCACAACGGCGCAACCGAGCGCCGGACGGCCCAGCAGATGCGCCGCTGGAACAAGGTCGATGAAGGCTCGAAGTCGACGCCCAAGCAGGCCAAGCGACTGCGTCGGCTGGGTTTCAAGGTGCGCCAGGCTGGCAAGAAGCGGCTCACACGCCCGGCCGTGGCGTGGATCCTCGAGCACGTCAGCTACATGCAGGCCGGTCTGCTGATTCGCATCCTGGACGAAGAACAGGGCGAGTCCACCGGCGCCGACAGCTGGGAAATCAAGCTGCCCAAGCGCCAGTTTCTCGGTGCAAACAGCAACCGTGACACCAGCGAGCTGGTGAACCAGGTGCTGAAACAAATCCTCAACTCACCCCGCTAAGAGGCATCCCATGGCACTCGGCAATGTCAGCGTGAACAACCTCAACCTCGGCCAGGGCGCCGTGACCGAGATCGAGCGCTACTTCCTGTTTATCGGCCCTGCGAGCAAGAACGTCGGCAAGCTGCTGGCCCTCAACACCCAAAGCGACCTGGACACCGAACTGGGCACCACTGCGTCGGACCTGAAGACGCAGGTCCTGGCTGCCCGGCAGAATGGTGGCGATCAGTGGGCCTGCATGGCCGCGCCGATCGCGGCGAATGGCGACTGGTCTGCGGCACTGGACAAGGCCCAGCAAGACAACGTCTCGGTGGAAGCCGTCGTCATCACCGTGCCTGTGGCAGACAAGGCCACCTTCACTGCAATGCACGCCAAAGCCCTGGACATCAGTGCCAAGTACGGCCGCCGCGTATTCATCCTGTCTGCGATTGCAGGCGTCACCGCTGGGCAGGACTGGGCGACCTACCTTTCCGAAGCCAAGGCCAAGGTGGCCGACGTCGCTGCGCCTCGCGTGCTTTGTGTGCCTCAGCTGCACGGTAACAACCTCGGTGTGCTCGCCGGCCGGCTGGCCCGGGCAGACGTCAGTATTGCCGACAGCCCGATGCGGGTGGCCACTGGTGCCCTGGTCGGCCTGGGGGCCGTGCCCGTCGACAAGGACGGCATCCCGCTGCCTTCCGCGATCGTGGCCGAGCTGGACAAAGCGCGCTTGTCGGTACCGCAGACCTATCCCGACTACCCCGGCACCTTCTGGGGCGACGGCAACATGCTCGATGCCCCGGGCTCGGACTACCAGGTGGTCGAGTACCTGCGCATCGCTGACAAGGCCGCCCGCCGTGTGCGGATCCTCCTGATCCAGCGTATCGCTGATCGCAAGCTGAACAGCTCCGCTACTTCCATGGCGCAGAACAAAACCGCCCTGATGAAGCCTCTGCGCGAGATGTCTCGTTCGGTGGTGTTCGCCGGAGTGCAGTTCCCTGGCGATATCGAAGCACCGTCGGACGACTCCATCACCCTGGTCTGGACCAGCAAGACCTCCGTCGAGGCCTACCTGAAGCTGCGCCCGTACAACTGCCCGAAAGACCTCACCGCAAACATTGCCCTGGACTTGAGCCAGGACGACCAGGAGTAACCCCATGTCCAAGATCGGCGGCAAGAATTTCGACATCAACGTCGGCGACACCCGTATCCACGTTGAGACTGTCACCCTCGACATCACCGACAACAGCGCCGTGGCCCAGTCCGGCGGCGTGCCGGATGGCTATGTCGACGGTGACGTATCCGCGAGCGGCGAATTCGAGCTGGACACAGCCAACTTCAACCTGCTGATCGACGCGGCCCGGGCTGCCGGCAGCTTCCGGCAGCTGGAGCCGTTCGACTCGCTGTTCTACGCCAAGACCCCGAGCGATGAGTTCCGCGTCGAGGCCTTCGGCTGCAAACCGAAGATCTCCAGCTTGCTCAACATCGACTCCAAGGGTGGCGAGAAGCACAAGCACAAGGTGCCATTCGACGTCACCAGCCCAGACTTCATTCGCATCAACGGCGTGCCGTATCTGGCTGCGTCCGAGATCGAGGGCCTGCGCTAATGGTCTGCCCGTTCGATCGCGCCCAAGCCCTGGAAGAGCGTCAGCGTAAACAGGCGATCACTGCCGCCCTGGCCCGTGCGCGCTCGACCGGGCCAAGCCTGACCCACTGCCAGGACTGCGACGACGAGATCCCAGAGGCGCGCCGTGCCTTGGGCGGCATGACCCGTTGCGTACCTTGCCAGTCCACTTTTGAGAAAGGGGGTCATCGATGAGCGCGAATCAGGCCGCTCAAGACACCGCTGTGGCCTTGGCCAAGGCCGCGCCTGCAATCGGCGTGGCGGCTACCGGCGTAACGGGCACCGTCGACTGGTCAGCGGTCGCCTACATGCTGACAGCGCTCTACATGGTGCTGCAGATCCTTCTGCTGGTCCCTAAGTACCGCCAGATGCTGCGCGACTGGAAGGTCAAACCATGAGCCTGCGCAACAAGATCCTGGCGGGATCCATTGCCCTGGTGCTGAGCAGCAGCACCCTGATGGCGTTCCTGGGCAAATGGGAAGGCGAAGGCCAGAACGTCGTCTATGCCGATCAGCTCGCCCGGGGCCTGCCGACTGTGTGCCTGGGTATCACCCGCTACACCAGCCCCTATCCGGTGGTGGTTGGCGACTACTGGTCGCCGGCGCGCTGTGCCGAGGTGGAGCAGCTGGTGGTCAGGAAGGGCCAGCTGGCCCTGGCCGACTGCCTGACCAACGACAAGATCACCCAGGACACCTTCGACGCCCTGTCGAGTCATGGACACAACTTTGGCGTGCCCAGCACCTGCGCCAGTCGGGCCGTGGGCCTGATCAACGCCGGCCGCATCGCCGAAGGCTGCCGTGCGCTGGCCTGGGGGACTGATGGTCGCCCGGTCTGGGCTTTTGTCACTGATGCAAAGGGCAACAAGGTTTTCGTTCCTGGTCTGCACGCCCGTCGACTGGCGGAGGCGAAGTTATGCGCCTCGTAATCACGCAACTGCTTGCCGCTCTGTTAATCGCCGGTGGCACCTGGTTTCTGTTCGACCGAGTGCTACAGCAACGCGACACCGCCCGATCGGAGCGCGACAGCGCGCAAAACGAAGCATCAGGCCTGCGTGAAGCCGCCAGGATCACTGGCGAACGCCTGGCCACTGCTGCAGCAAATGACGCCAAACACACCCAGGAACTGAGCAATGACCTCAAGACCAACCAGGATCTGCGCCTTTCTGTCGGTACTGGTGATCAGCGGCTGTTCATCCAAGCCAGCTGCCCCACCGCCTCTGTGCTCACCAATGCCGCCGGCGCCGGCGTGGCTGATGCAGGCGCCACCGAACTCGCAGCAAACGCTCGACCGGATTATTTCGCCCTCCGCGACGAACTCGCCCTCAGCAAGCGAATGATCCTGGGGCTGCAGGACCACGTCCGCAGCTTCTGCCAAACCCAACCTGAAAACACTGGAACCGCACCATGACCGACCGTACCGAAATCACCCTGGAAGTAGGCGATCAGGAATTCGACTTCACCGTCGATCCGGCCCTGATGACCAAGTACATCAACAGCATGACCCAGTCCAACAAGGTCGCACCGTCCCACAACCTGCTGATGAGCGCCGTGAACCAGGAGCAGAAAGCGACCCTCAAGCCGCTGCTGGTCAACCCAGTCACCGCGATCCAGATCGCCGGCGCGCTGATGGAGGAGTACTCCCCGACCATTGAAGTCACCGTAAAAAAGCGCTCGACCACGCTGAGCGCCTGACCGAAGACGGCATGGGCCAGCTGCTGGCCCTCGCCGATCGGTGGCTACCTGGTGCAGATCGATCGCCCGACACCCTGGGCACAGCCAAGTGGCTGGAGGACGAGCACTGGCGGCGAATGGAGATCGCCATAGCCAACGGCATTTCACGAGCTTTCAACGGTAACTGACCCATGAGCGCAAACGCATCCAGCCGCCTGGACTTCATCCTGAGCCTGACCGACAAGGTCTCGGCGCCCTTGGCCAAGGTGACCAAGGGCTTCGACAATCTGGCCTCCCAGGGCGAAGCCAACATCAAGCAGATCGGTACCGGCGTGGCCGGCGTCTGGGGTGCCCTGACCGGCATCGAGGCGTCGATGGCCCCTGCGCTGGATGTGAACCGCGCCCTGGGCGACGTCCGTTCGCTCGGCGTGGCCGAAGACGCCTTGACCGCGCTCAACGCCCAGGCGCTCGACTTCTCGGTCTCCTACGGCGAGAACGCCGAGTCGTTTGTGGCCTCGGCCTACAAGATCGAGGGGGCCATCAAGGGCCTGGCCGGCTCCCAGCTGGCCACCTTTACCAACACCAGTGCCGTGCTGGCCAAGGCCACCAAGTCCGACCAGGACGTCATGAGCGAGTACGTCGGCACGCTCTACAACCTGCAGAAGCAGCAGGCCGACGCCATGGGCAAAAGCCAGTGGGTCGAGAAGCTGGGCGGCCAGACCGCCCTGGCAGTGCAGCTGTTCCGCACCAGTGGCGAGCAGATGAAGGAAGGCTTCAAGGAGGCCGGGGCGATCGCCTCGGCGTCCGGCATCGACCTGGCCGAGCAGATGGCGGTAATCGGTAGCCTTTCCAGCACCATGGAAGGTGGCGATGCCGGCGGCCGCTACAAGGCGTTCTTCGAGAACATCGGGAACGCCTCGGAAAAGCTGGGGATGAAGTTCACCGACACCAACGGCAAGGTCCTGCCGATGCTGGACATCATCGCCAAGCTGCAGGGCAAGTTCGGCGACCTGCGCAATGCCGCGGCTGATAGCAAGCTGATCGAGGCGTTCGGCGGGGAAGGCGCCCAGGTGATCGGCGCGCTGGCCCAGGACACCGACCGGCTGCGCAGCGGTATCGACCAGTTGGGCAAGGTCCGGGGCCTGGAGCAGGCCGAGAAGATGGCAGCGGCAATGGTCGACCCGTGGCAGCAGTTCGGGGCGGCAGTCCAGGCGCTGCGCATCGCCTTTGGCCAGGCCCTGATCCCAATGCTGCAGCCGCTGATGGATAAGCTGGTGGGCATAGGGAAAACCCTGACCCGCTGGACTCAGCTTTTCCCCAACATCACCCGCTTGATGGGTATTGCCACGCTGGTGATCCTTGCGATCACTACCGCCATTAGTGCTCTGACCGTCGTAGTCGGCCTAAGCAAGATGGCGTGGCTCGGCCTGAACGTGGTCTGGACCCTGCTCACCTGGACCGGCTGGAAGAGCATCGCCATGTTCATTGCCCACACCGTCCAGGGGGCGCTGTTCATTGCCCGCATCCTCGGCATGATCGCGGCGATCGGCCTGGCCAAGGCCTCGATGCTGGTCTGGCAGGGCGCGATCTGGCTGGTCAACGCCGCACTGGCCGCCAACCCGGTCGGCCTGGTCGTCCTCGGCGTGCTCGCCCTGGTCGCGGCCATTGTCGCGGCAGTGGCCTACTGGGATCAGTGGACCACTGCCCTGATGAATACCGCCGCTTTCCAATGGGTGGCCGAGCAGCTCGGCGCGCTCAGTGCGTGGTTCAACAGCATGGGCGGCTGGATGGGCATGGCCAAAGCCGCGTGGGACGGCATTGTTTCGGTATTCAAGTCTGCGCTCGACTCGGTGATCAGCATGCTGAACAAGATCCCGGGCGTTGAGATCGAGACCAGTATTGGCGTTCCTGAGCTGCCCAGCGTCCCCGACACCGCCGAGTACAAGCTGGTCGGCAGCCTGGCCAAGCTGCCTGAGTTACCAACGATCGGCGGCACGGCGGAATACGAGGTGGCCAGCAAACTCGGCAGCGTTCCCGATGTGGCCGCCGCTGCCAATCCGCCAGCGCTGCAGGCCGTGGAGGCACTGAACAACAACCCCGCCATCGTTCGCACCGCCAACCTGCCCGAACTGCCAAGCGCGGCGGTCACTGCCGAGCCAAAGCGCGTAGGCAGCCTGAGCCCGACCCGGGCGAACGCGGTGCCCGCCGGCGGCCTGATGACCAGCATCCAGAACACCCAGAACCAGAACAAGGGCACGCACGTCGAGAAGGTGGAGATCCACACCGACAAGCCGATGAGCCCCCTGGCACTGGAAAACATGCTGGCGATGGGGGTGGGCTGATGGCGCTCTACATCGATCTGCTGATCACCAACAACGATCTGACCCTGGACCCCTCAGCCCAGCCGGTGCTGGTGGATGACCGGGCCAGCATCGCCCAGGACATCGCCCACATGATCCGCGAGAGCGGCCTGCTGGTGACCCTGATGGCCGAGCGCGATCGCTTCCGCCAGGCCGACTGCATCCAGCAGCTGGAGCTGTTGGTGGAGAACGACGAACGCCTGGTACCGGGCACCGTGCAGATCATCGAAACCGGCAGCGGCCAGTACCTGGTCACTGCCACCACCGTTGCATTCGGAACCACTGAGGTAGTGCTGTGAGTGACGTCGACTTCAAGAAAGCGCTGCAGGACGCTGGCGTCCCCACCACCGAGGCGGGGCTGCGCCAGGCCTGGGAGAAAGAGGTGGCCGCCCAGGGCAGCAAGCTGAGCAACACCAGCGCCTGGTCGCCGTTCTGGCGCCTGCTGACAGCCATCGTCACCAAACCGGTGCTGTGGCTGATCGACTTCATGACGTCGACCGTGCTGCCCAACTTCTTTGTAAAGACCGCCATTGGCACTTGGCTGGACATGCTGGCCTGGGCGGTCGACGTCACCCGCAAGGCGTCGACCAAGGCCCAGGGGCAGCTGCTGTTCACCCGCAGCAGCACTGCCGGCGTGCTGGAGATCCCGGCCGGTGTACGCGTGCAGTCGGTGGCCATCAACGGCAATGTCTATGTCCTGATCACCACGGCCGCGACGCTGTTCCTGGACGGTGATGTGCAGGCCCTGGTGCCGGTCGAGGCCAGCGAGGCCGGCAGCGGCTACAACCTTGCGCCCGGCTACTACTCGATCCTGCCCGAACCCATCCCTGGGATCATTCAGGTGGTGAACGCAGACGGCTGGTTGAGCCAGCCCGGGGCGGACCAGGAGCACGACGACGATCTGCGCCTGCGCACCCGCAACCAGTTCAGCGCGGTCAACCAGTGGCACACCGATGCCGTGTACCGGGCCATGATCGCGTCTTTCCCGGGCGTTCAGCCTGACGGCGTGTACTTCGAGCATGACGCCCCCCGTGGCCCAGGCAGTGCCAATGCCTTTGTGCTGTTCGAAGCCGGCCTGCCGGCGGCCAGCTACCTGGCACAGATCAACAGCTACATCCGCGACCAGAGCAACCATGGTCATGGCGACGACCTCCTGGTGCAGGAAATGCCGGCCACCCAGCACACCGTGCGCGTCACGGTCTGGCCAATGGCGCAGGTCGGCGCCGAACGCCTGGAGACCTTGCTGAGCGACATCGAGCTGTTCATCCGCGCGGCATTCCGCGAGAGCACCACCAGCGACTACCAGCCCACCCTGACTTACCCACAGGCGCGCTTCTCGTTCAGCCGCCTGGGCGAGGAGCTGCACGAGACGTTCAGCGGCATCGACTCACTGAAGTTCGACAACGAAGACATCGTCTCGCAGCTGACGATCCCGCGCCTCGATGACGTCCAGGTGGTGGCCGGTGATTAAGCTGAAGCTCCCATTTTGGCTGGAGGGCGTTGAGCTCTCCAAGCTGCGCAATGCGGCCCAGACCTGGTGGAACCGGGTCGAGACCTGGATGAATTGGCCGCTGCTGCAGCTCGATGCCGATACCTGTCACCTGACCGTTCTCGATCTGCTTGCCTGGCAGCGCGACATCCAGCGCTTCCAGGGCGAGCCCGAGAGCCTGTACCGGAAAAGGGTGAAGTACGCCTTCATCAACGCCGTGGACGCGGGCAGCACCGCCGGCACCGTGCGGATTTTCCAGCGCCTGGGCGTCGGCTACGTCGAGATCGAGGAGCGCTTCGACAGCGTGAACTGGGACGTGGTGCGCCTGTACCTGACCGACAGCCAGTTGAGCAGCAATCCCGTGCTGCTGCGCGTGCTGATGCAGCAGTACGGCCGCACCTGTCGCCGCTATGAATTCGCCACGCTCACCCCGGTCACCCTGGGCATGGTCGCCGCGCACTTCCATGACGACCAGCAGACCCTAAGCGCGAGCATCGACAGCTCCTGGCGAATGGTCGCCATCAACGAAATGTCCGTCGTGACCACCGAGAACACCTAGGAGCCCCCATGGCAGCAAGCATTACCCTCGCCGGCGAAACGCTATTCGCCCAGAAACAAGCCGCCGGGCAGGTCCTGACTGTTTCTCGCTTTGTGTTCGCCAATGTCCCGGGCCTCGATCCGAGTGCCCCGGTCAATCGCGCCGGCAAAAAGCCCCCGGCCGCGCAGGTGGTCTACACCGCCCCGGTGGACAAGGCCGGCTTCGTGAACCCGAACCAGGTCATCTACAGCGTGATGGTGGATTCTGGGGTAGGTGACTGGGACTTCAACTGGATTGGCCTGGAAAGCGCGGAAAACGTGCTGGTGGCGGTGGCCTATTTGCCGCTGCAGCAGAAGCGCAAGAACGTCCCGCCGTTGCAGATCGGCAACAACGTGACCCGCAACTTCCTGGTGGAGTACACCGGCGCACAGGCCATCACCGGTATCACGGTCGACGCCAGCACTTGGCAGCATGACTTCTCCGTCCGGCTCAAAGGCATCGATGAGCGTGAGCGACTGAGCAACCGCGACGTCTTCGGCCGGGCCTGCTTCCTGGACACCAGCCTGCAGATGGAGCAGAGCTTCGGTCTCTATCAGCTCAAGGCCGGGGTTGCTTACATCGAGGGGGTGCGCATCCAGCTGGATGAGCCCGTGCACGTCCAGCTCAAGACCGTTCCCGCCACGGTCTGGCTGGATGTGGCCCTGATCCGGCAGGGCAGCGATGTCATCGCCCAATGGAGCGTGGCTTTCGGCAACAACAAATCGGACTACCAGGACGCCAACAGCGTCCAGCACTACCTGGTCAAACTGGCCAGCGTTTCTGGCCTCGGCGACATCACCGACTTGCGCCCAAGCCAGCCGATCACCAGCGCCCTGGTGGAGCACTTTGCCGCCAAGGTGGGCGACTATCCAAACCTGCGCGCCCGGGCGACGACCAAGGGCGATGTGGGTTTGGGCAACCTGCCCAACGCCAAGAGCGACGACCCTGACACCGACAGCAGCGAGATTCTGGCTACGACCAAGGCACTGAAAGCCCTGATCACCCAGATGGATGAAAGACTGGTCGGCCAGGTCACCCACTTCGACCTGGATGCGCCACCTCCGGGCTTCCTGCGAGCAAACGGCGCCGCTGTATCACGCAGCGTGTACGCCAGGCTGTTCGCCAAGATCGGTACACGCCACGGTGCGGGTAACGGCTCGACCACGTTCAACCTGCCGGATGCCCGGGGCCTGTTCATTCGCAGCCTGGATGACGGAAGGAACCTCGATCCCGGCCGCGCCCTGGGCAGCACCCAGGCAGACGAGACCCGGTCACACACCCACGTCGCCAACTCCGCCGGCGCCGGCGGCCACTCCCACACGGCCAGCTCAAGCGATGCCGGCGGCCACACCCACACGTCGCGCGCGAGCGATGCCGGTGGCCACACGCACTCGGCGTCTTCGAGCGCTGCAGGCAACCACGCCCACACTGCGAGAGCTGACTATCAGGGCGCCCACGCTCACACCGTCAAGGAAGGTGAAGCCGGCGTGCACTGGAACGAAGGGGAGATGTTGACCTCCGGCGACGACATGACGACCCGGGCGGAGAGCTATTCCACCACCTCCACGGAAGGTAACCACTCCCACAACATCACCGTGGACGCTGCAGGCAGCCACAACCACCCGATCACTGTGGATGCCGTGGGCAACCACACGCATACCGTCACCGTGGATGGTGTGGCGCACCACGCTCACCTCATCAGCGTGATCGGGGTCAGCGACCACAGCCACGTCATTTCAGTCAACGCGACCGGCGGGAGCGAAACCCGCCCGCAAAACATCGCATTCAACGCCTTCATCAAGTTCTGAGGCCACGCCATGCAGACCAAGATCGTGTACCAGACCGATCACCTCGGCATCTACACCGGTCCCACCTATGCCGACCCGTCCCCGCTCGAGGAGGATGTCTGGCTGATTCCACGCGGGTGCGTCGAGACCGCGCCGCCGGCGGTACCGGAATACAAGGCGGCGCTTTGGGATGGCCAGCGCTGGCAGCTGATCGATTCCTACCTGGGCCTGACGGCCTACAACACCAAGACCGGTGAACCGATGTCGATTGATCGGCTGGGCCAGCTGCCGGCCGGCTACACCCTAGACCCGCCTGGCCCTGGTCAGATCTGGAAAGACGGTCAGTGGGTCGATGATATTCCGGCCGCAGTGGAGCGCCGCTACCTGGAGCGCGTGGCGGAGATCGATGCCCTCTGCAGCCAGCAGATCATGGGAGGGTTCTGGTCGCCCGTGCTGGGTGAGCGCTACTGCTACAGCACCTCGCTGGATGACCAGGTCAACCTGAGCGGCGCCGCTGCCCTTGGCGTCGATCTGGCCTACGCCTGCACCGGATTGGACGGGGTCAAGGCCTATCGGCCCCATACTGCCGCGCAGCTGCGCCAGGTGGCCGACGGCTTCACCCGGCTGAAGCTCCAGCTGATGCAACAGGCGTATGCGCTCAAGGAGCGCCTGCAGCAAGCACGGGAAGCACGCGACCTGGCTGCGCTTGAGGCCGTGACCTGGGAGGCCGAGCCCGTATGAGCTGGAGCCCTGTCACCCTGCGCTGGCCGAGCCAGGCCACCAGCTGGCTGGCCGGCCTCGATGAGGCAAAAAACATGGCCGGCGCTGAGCTGGTCAGTGCCGGTAGCCGCCTGACGGCGCTGCAGGACCTGGCCACCACCAGCCCGGGGCCAGTCGGGGAGGCTGCAGCTGCAGCCGTAGCCGCGGGCCGCAGCGCGCTCGTCGAAGCCCTGGGCGAGACACCGACGACCCTGGTGGTCACCCCGTTCCAAAGTGGGGTGGGCCAAGGTCGTGGCCTGCAGCGATACCTGTCGGCACCGAACCTGCTCCAGCACCTGGCGACCAAGCTGGACGACATTACGGACGCCAACCGGCCGGCGGGGGCTCAGCACGCCCTGGTCGTGCTTTTTGTGGGCACACGCTATGACCACTTTGCCGCCACGCTGGGACGGTTCAACGCCGTGCTGCCGCTGCCGGACCTGCAGCGTGCGCAAAACCGAGCCGGTCGGCTGTCCGAACTGGAAGTTTCAAAGTGGGAGCTGCCCACGGCTGGCATGCTGCCGCGCTGGGGCGATCTCCCGCTGGAGCAGGCCACCATCACCCGGGCGGCCAGCCAGGCCATGTCCGCGCAACTGGCCGCGCTGGAGAGCTTCGCCCCCAGCTCACCCTTGGCTGACCTGCAGGCGCTGGCCACCCGCAAGGCTCAACGCAGCGCAGCGAAGGATCAGGCCATGGCCAACCTCATGGCCATGTTTGATGGGGCAGCAGCCGAGAGCACCATGAGCGCCCGCTTGCTTGGGCCTGGCAATGCCACCAGCCTGCGCCGCGAGCTGCTGGCCGGGGCTGCTCCTGGTCACGAATGGCCACTGTCTGCCGGCGTCATGTTGGTGGGTTCCCTCAAAGGTCTGAGCTTTGTCCGCGAGTTGGTGGGCCTATGACACTGCTCCTGGATGGCGAACAGATCCGTGGCAGGGAAATGAAAGTGACCGGCGACCTGCGCATCGAGAGCGGCGACATGTCGGGGCAGACCAGCAACACCGACACCGCACACAAGGGCTTCAAGCCCAAGACTCTCACGGTAAACCTGCTGATTCGATTCACGGATTCGACAGACCTGCGCACGCTGATGCGCCTGGCCGAGGCCACGGAAAGCGGTGGCCAGCTCAAGGTGTACCGAATCGTCAATGACACTGCAGCAGCCTTCGGCATGCGCCAGGTGCAGTTCTCTGACGGTGTCAGCGCCCGGGAAGACGACTCCCTGCGCGGCTGGAGGATCCAGTTCACCCTGACCGAGAAGCTGTCGAACCCTGAGCGGGTCGAGAAACGCCGTACCGCCAACGCGCTGGGTACCCAAAGCGCGCCCGGACAGTCAGTCAGCGGCACCGCTACCGGCAGCGGTGGCAGCGCCGGCGAGAGCGGTGGGCAAGAACTCACTGGTTTCGAGGCCACCTTGAAGAAGCTGGACGACTACCTGGGGAGCAAAGCATGAAGCTCCACAAGGTCCTTCGCATCTCCGGTACCGAGCACGTCCTGGTCAAAGATGATGTCCGGCTGGAGTTGAAAAGCCCCGGCCGCGCCCAGTTCACCATACAGGCAGCGGCTCCGGTCTCCGGCCTGGTCACGCTCGATATTGGCTACAACGATGCGCCCCTGCAGCGGCATTTCATCGGGTATGTGGAGCGCTGCACCGCCGTGAATGGGGTGGAGCAGGTGCTGTACTGCCGCGAGCTGGCCGCCATCCTGGCCAAGCCTCTGCCGATGAACCTGCGCCATGCCGACCTGCGCACGGTGCTGTCGGCGATCGGCGACCAGACCGGCCTGCGCTTCCGCTTGCCGGCACAGGCCTATGCCACGACCAAGGCGCCGTTTTTCTACAGCCTGGCTTCGGGTTTTCAGGCCATGGACAGCCTGGCCCGGGTTTTCTCGATCCCGGATTTCATCTGGCAGCAGCAGGGCAACGGCGAAGTCTTCGTCGGCAGCTGGGCGCATGGCTTTTTCGGCGAGCGGCCGCCCCTGCAACTGCCAATCGAGCTGTTCAACAACTACCAGGGAAACCAGAGCGCGATCATCGCTGCGCTTCCCGGGCTGCGTCCTGGTGCAACCATCAATCAAGGCGAGCGGGTCACTTCGGTGGCACTCGTCGGTACCGAAATGGCGATCAAATGGACGACGCAATCCGGCGCTGTGTAGAGCGCATGTTTCCGGAGCTGAGCGGGGGCTATCACCTGCCTCGGTTCGCCCGGGTTGTCGGCGTGGCTGACGCGCCGGAAGGGGCCAGCATCTGCGACGAGTTCCGTCCGCGCTTTGCGGTGGACCTGCAGGTGCTGGACGAAAACAACGAGCCAGACACCACCATGCCGCTGCTGGCCGGCGTGCCGGTACCGGTGCCGACTGGTGGCGACGAGATGGGCTTCTTCAGCTTCCCCGAGGAAGGCACCAGCGTGGTCGTATCGTTCGCCCAGGGCCTGCCGCATAAGCCCTTCATCCAGTGCATCCTGCCGCACGGCCTGTCCTTGCCCAAGCTGCCCAAAGGTGACCAGGTCTGGCAGCACAGCGAGGCCTCGCAACAGCGGGTCGAGGCCGACGGCAGCTGGATCCGGCAGACCGATGGCCGGATCCAGGACAAATCCACCGAGCGCGTGGTGGAAAGCCTGACCAATGCCGAGCAGTACCAGATCCACAGCAGCACGGTGGACGAGCATTCCACCGAGTCCGTGGGCGGCATCAAGACGATCGAGGCCATGGGTGCGCTCAAGCTGTTGTCCGGCGGCACTGCCGCACTGGCCGCAGTGGATGACCTTGGCTTATCCACAGGCCGCGACCTGAACCAGGTGGTTGGCCAGAAGCACAACCTGACCGTGGGCGGCGAGATGCTGGAGCGCGTGCAGGCCGCGCGCAAGAGCATTGCAAAGACCACCTGGCTCGGTTCGGAGACGGTCAACGTCCTGCAGGTGCTGTGCGACGTGATCGACCTGGTCGTGTTGATGAACACCGACCTGGCCAGCCACACCCATGGCCCGAGCCCAGTCCCTTGCAACGCCGGCGCGTTCGCCGGGCACGCCGCGACCGGCACCGCACTCAACGGGCAGTTGAAGCCCATCACAGGAGCCTGAAATGGAACTCAAGAATTTCTTCGCCCAGGACAACGAGGGCAACAGGATTCCAGGGGCGCTCTGCTACGTGTACCGCCGTGGTACCGAGAACGAAGCCACTGGCATGTGCAAAGCCAACGGTGTGTCCCTGATCAACCCGATCACCGCCGATGCCAACGGTCTGGTCCAGTTCGCGGCACCGAACGGGCTGTACGACGTGCGCGTCGTCTCGGCCAAGCGGGATTATCGACTGCCCATGCAGTTCAGCGACCTCAGCGAAGATCTGGAAGCCGCCCGGAGCGCCGTTCGCTTGGCGCAGGAGGCCCGCGACGCTGCCCAACTCACTGCCGGCATGGCGGCTGACATCGCCGAGGGCCTGGCCACCACGACAGACGGTGAATACTTCCGGGTCCGCGCCAATACCGCCGACGACTCGTTCATCCTGTACCGAAACGTCGCCGGCGCGGCTGAGCAGGTGAACCGCTACCCCAGCTCGGCTGCGGTGGCCAGCCTGCGCTCGATGATTCAGGCGCAGCAGCGCAGCCTGACCTACCAGGACGACTTCTTCTTCCTGGACGCCGAGGACAATGCCGTTGGCACCATGAGCGGTGATCGGATCACCACCGCCGGCATTGATATCCGCACTGACAGCGCTGCGACCTCGATTGGCGATGGCGAAGGTGCCGTCCCGATCTATGCGACTGAAAAGGGTATCTACCTGGGTGGCCTGGCCATCGAGCACACTCCGGGGCCTGATTTTCACATCCTGGATGCAGAGGGCGCCCTGCTGTTGACGCCAGAGCCCGAGCCAGAGCTTGTTCAACCGCTGTCGCCGTTTGCCGGCGGGCTGCTGTTCTCGCCGATCATCGCAACCAGCAAGCTGCACGACAGCCGCATCTACTCGCAGGGCCTGCTGCGTCGACGCAATCAATACGACGAGATTGACCTGTCGATCAGCAGCATGAGCACTGCCGCCAACGAGACCGGGCGCTACGTTGCGCTCAATGCGGCGCGCTACGGCGCAGAGGCAGTACTTAATGCGCGGCTGCTCAGCGATGCCAGCAGCCGCAAGTTCATGCCGCTGTCCCTGGTGGACGTGCCTGTGCAGACGACCCCGCGAAGCCCAAAGATCCTCTTCATCGGTGACAGCATCGGCGACCGCCAGGGTGCCTACTACCTGAAAAAGGCCCTGGAGGAACTGGGCTTCACCCCGCAGTTCATTGGCACCATCGAAGGCTCGGCGGATGTCAGTGATGTGTGGAACATCGACGGCCCCCTGGGCGAGTGCCACGCCGGCTGGAAAACAGGTGACTTCACCTACAGCATTTCTGACCGGGCGTTTGTTGTTTCACCAGGTAGTGAAGGGGCCTACCGAGCATTAACCAAAGCAGCACGCCGTGAGCGCAATCCATTCTTGCGAGTTGCTACTGCGCAAGACAATGCAAGTGTAATTCGCAACGGACATGTATTTGACCCGGCGTTTTATCAGCAACGTTTCGCCCTGCAAACACCAGATATTGTTATAATTTCGCTTGGTGTTAACGACGCTTTAAATACTGCGATGACTGACATTAAGTCCGAAGTCGCAGCAAACGACACGCTGATGTACACGCAGATCAAAGCGGCATGGCCACAAGCCAAGATTGTGCGAACCCTGCCGGGCAATGGCTTCAACAAAGATACGAATGGTGCATGGGTAACCCGCCACGCCGAAGTTATTAGCGCATTGCTGTCGTCGGCGAAAGCTCATTCAAACGTAAAAGTTGCACCGCTGTGGGCGATGACAAACCCAGATGTCAGCTACGCCTATACACAAACAACCATTGACAGTGATGGGTTTTATTCGAGTGACTGGCGTGACTCTGTTCACCCAGTTGGATCTGGCCGAGTTGAGCTGTATCAGTCGCTGGCCCCGTTCATTGCTGCTGCAGACCTGAATCTAATTTAAGCGAGGCTTGACCCGATGGGCTTGAAACTGACTTCCAATGAAACTTTAGCGCCCTGGTACTCGAAAGTGGTGCCGCCGGTGACCCGAAACCTTGAGGCCTGGTTTACGTTCGATACCGATGTCTCGCGCTTCCCGCTGAATCGCGCGATCGGCAAGCCACGGGCGACCGTCATGGGCCAGCCCGTGGCCTATCCGACCCATGGCCGGTTCAAGGGCAATACCAATTACCTGGTCACCCAGGTAAAGGATGTGACCGATGTGACGCTGTTCGCGGTTGTCCGGGCTGTCACGGTGCCCACCTCGAATGCTGACGGCATCGCGCCCGTCAGCAGCTACACCGGCAACTCGCTCGATCCACAGCTCACCGGTGCTTCCGGCGGATCGAGCTTGTTCTTGCGGGCCAACCAGGTCGTGTCGGCCGGCATGGCGCGCAAGGTGAGCGGCGCTTACAACCTGGAGCTGCTGAACCTGGTGGGCGGCGAGCACACTGCGTGGCGCCTCCTGGTGGTGAAGTCCAAGAGCGGCGGCAAGTCCAAGGTCTACGACCTGACCTTCAACACCGAGAACACCGGCACCGATATCAACCCGCGGCTGCCCAATGACCAGTTCTTCAGGATCGGCAGCGCCACCCGTGACTATGCGGGCGAATCGGATATCTCGGCGGTGGCCATCTACTCGACCGACCTGACCGACGATGAGGTGCGATCGGTCGCGGAGAGCATGCGCAAGCGGATGGCTCGCCTAGGGATTGCGGTTTAAATCTCCCCCGCTATACATTTATGCCCGCACCTGCGGGCTTTTTTTCGCCCATGACTTAACAAGGAGGAAGAGATGGCAGAGGAAAAAATCGGTAAAAAAGCTGGACTTGAAATAACTCTCACAGGGTTGGTGCAGCTTGTTCCAGTTGTGGGAGCACCAGCTGCCGCCTGGTGGTCGGGCTACAAGCAGGAGAAGACCAATAAGCGCATTGAAAACTTCACGCAAGAGCTGTCCGAGGAGCTCCAGCGCCTAAAGGATGAAGGTGTCAAACTAAGCGAGGAATCTGCTGCTTCGGTGGCGGGGATCATTGAGTCTACGTATGACAGGGTCGAGGCGGAGCTTAACGAAGAGAAGATTCAATTCTTTAAAAAGTTCATCAATAACACCCTGAAAATGCCGGACCCTCGCGACATTGATCATAAGAAAATACTTCTTGATGAGCTGACTTCAATATCCATGATTGAATGCCACCTTCTGGTTTCGCTCTATCAAAATAAGGATTTCGTGCAGATCGGCGCATTCAGCGGCCCATTTGATATCTATACAGTACTCGGCGCAATCAACCGCTTGAAGGGGCGCGGGTTCATTGCAACAAGACGCGATAACTTTATGATGAACGGAGCCCATGACGAGGCGCTTTCAGAACTGATAGCTCTTTCTGATTACGGTCGTGAGTTCGCTGAGTTCTGCATCTTGGGCTAACATCAAGCTCCGTCAGATCGCCCTGTGAAGCAGCAAGCCAGCTACTAACTGGACTTGCGAGAAGAACCGCCCCCACGGCGGTTTTTTTCGTCTGGTAGCAGCCAGTCGGCTATCCCGCAACGCTGATCAGATCCGCCGGCAAAAATCCTCTGCGAAAAAAAATTGAGGCTGAAAATCACTTATCCCCCTCCCGCCGACGCGCTTTTCATCGTGAAATCGTGCAAACCAGCCGGGAGGTGCAAACCAAGCTGCGGGCCGCGCCGTTTCTAGGCTCGCGCAGGCCGGTGGCAATTGCACGCTGTGAAAGAAAATGAAAGGTTGCGCAACGGCGTGCGGCTTGCTGGCCGTCCAGTCGGGTAGGGGCTACCACGGCTGGAGCCCGCGGAATCCGTGGAGGCAAAACGAAAAAATCCCCGATTTCAGGGATTTTCAATTTCGGACGCAGTGATTTTCGGGTGTGTCGATCGCACCAGGAGCGCGGCGGAGATCTGGCTGGAACCCCCGGCCGGTGGGGGTTCAGCGATTCACCGGCATTGCAGAACGTTTCACTGCTCGGTACCGGTCGCCAGCCACATGTGGGGAAGCTCGCCCAGGTTCTTCAGGCGTTCAAATTCTTTTGCAACCACCGGGATCAGGATGTGCTCGAGGCGGGCTTTGAATCTCACCGCCTGGTCTTCGGTCAGGCGTTTCACGGTACCGGTACGCGCACTGGCACAGGACACGTTCTTCGGGTGGATGCCGATCCCGTCCAGGCTGCCATGAATGTAGCCATCCAGGTACTCGCGGCGCTTGAACAGCACGGCGCTCTCCGGTGCTTCCTGGTAGTCCCAGTGCACCTCCCAGGCCTCGCCATTCTTGATCAGTTCGATTTTCGGGAGGGCTGCTTGGGTGGCTGCTTTGCGCATTTTCTCATCTCGATCATTTCGCTTCGTAGGGCATTTTGAAGGATAGCTTCGGAGCGCCCCATGAAAGGTTTTTCAGGCTGACCCCCAAAAGCCTGTCAGAACATGGATATCTGTCAGGAAATCGGCTGGAGGCCGCGTATTTACTGGGTTTGCGATCTGACAACGCAGTGTCAAAAACGATGCAGATCTGACATGCCTAATAAAAAAGCCTTATAAATCAAGGACTTGAAAATGTGAAATCTGACAGTGTGGTTTTGTCAGGTTTTGACAGTCCGCTGACACCTTTCTGACACTACATCAAAACGCTGAAAGCCTTGAGATATAAGGGTTAGACATAGGTAAGAAGAACAATCTGACAAATCTGACAAGCTTTTTAGGGGTCAACCTAAATTTTTGTTTTCTACGTGCAGGGGGGCACTACGTGTATCGCGTACACACAGCAACGGTTTGAAATTCCGGCCTCTCAAACCGCCGCTATCTAACCTGGGTAGGTACAAAAAGCCGATGGACTATCAGCCTACCCGGCCCAGCCACGGTGCGAGTAGTGGCCAGGCCGTCGCAAGGTTGGCTACAACTGCGGAACCGTCCACGGCGATGGCTCGCAGCTTGGCGAACAATCCGCTGCTTTCCGCGAGCTCTGACCGCTGGGCCTCAGGCACCGCCTGCAAAGCCATGAGCAGCCGAGCAATCTCTTGCGCTTCAGCACCCGCAGGTAGTTCGAGGATTTTATCGAAGTCACGTACGCTCTCGAGGGACATGGCCCCGATCCGGCATCCACTCAGATCCGCGCCTTCCGCGTTCACATAGCTGGTGCTATCAGCCACGATCCCGATACCACAACCCTTCAACGTTGCACCATTCAAATTGATAGCCAT